GTGTCAAAATGATTATTCCACCAGAAAACCAATTCAATGCAGAGAGATTAACAAAATCTCAAGGTAGAACTGGAACAGCTGATAATGACATCAATGCAATCAACTCAATGGGTATGATTCCTCAAGGATATCGAGTGAATAATTACCTAACTGATAATGATTCTTGGTATCTTATCACTGACGTTCCTAACGGCATGAAAATGTTCGTTAGAGCGCCCCTGAATACCGCAATGGAAGGTGACTTCGACACTGGAAATGTTAGATATAAAGCTAGAGAAAGATACTCATTTGGAGTATCCGATCCTAGAGGTATATTTGGCGTAGAAGGTACGTAATAAAATCAGAGATGAGGCGGCCATAAAGCCGCCTCATTTCAACTATAAAGTAATAAACTACTATGAAAAACTTCCGAATACAGATCCGTGCTTATGGCTATTATGGCGATTTTAATGTTATGGCCGAAGATACTAAAGAAGGTATTGAAAAAGCAATCCTTGACAAACTAGGACAAAATGAGGTAAAACTGGAGAAAGATGGATTCTCAGGAAAACATCTTAAATGGATAACTTATGAGGAGGTTATCAATGACTCAAGACCTATACATTACGAAAAAGTCCTTGGAGTTAGAATGGCAACAGGAGCACCTGAAGGAGGGCAAGTATAATATAAACATGTCCTATATTGATAAAAAAATTCAGGAGATCGTTAAAAAAATCATTGCCAAAGAATTTGAAGACGCAACTATTCAAATTAAAGTACACGATTCCAAGCCTGAAGTTTCGATAGCCACTTAAGCGCTATCAAAAATCATACAAATTCACGGGGATACCTTGCACTATACGCAAATCTGCGTTATAGATTAATTACTATACAATTATTAATTTGATGTAGACGAGTATAGTCGACGGCCTAAAGACTACATCATATAAATTAGGAGGATTATAATCATGGCAAACACAACGTTTAATGGTCCGGTACGATCCGAAAAAGGATTTGCTCAGATCAATAAAGCTACTGGCACAGGAGTTATAACTACAAGAACTTTGGGACTAAAACCAGATTTCACTAGTTTAACTGCGACGGTAGTATCAACTAGTACTTCATTGACTTACACTAAAAATGTAATCACAATCAATGACTATGCGGGTGGGGCTGCACAAACGGTAACTTTACCAGCGGCAACGCAGGGAGATATTGTAGTTCATGCTCAATCAAAGGATACAACTAGTGGCGGAACAGCAAAACTTATATTTGATTGTGCTGGAAGTGATGTATTCGCAACTGGTTCAAAAGTTGCAAGTACAGCTACAGCTCTCTTGATAATGGATACGTCTATAGCAAGTGAAACGAAACTTACGTTTACACCTGCTGCTGCGGCAACTAATATATTAACTATTGGTTGTTATTTGTATTTCACTTGTATTACATCTGGAACATGGCATTTTGCATACGATCTTGCAGCACATGAGTTAGCTACAACTGGCACATTTGTCTGGGCAGCGTAATAAATAAAATAATGTGAGCTCCTTCGGGAGCTCACGACTAAGGAGAAAAATATGAGTACATATCCAGTGGATATAAAAACAGCTAACATTACGTCAGCTACAACTACTATAGTTAAAGAGGGAGCGACTAGAATTTTAGGACTTTCATGGGTTGTACCTACGAATATTGCAGCCGGCACCATTACAGTTTACGATGATACGACAGTGATATGGGTTGTGGATACAGCTGCTACAGATACCACGAGTCACAAAGCCGCTACGCATGGATCTATAATATTACCAGGAACCGGGATTAAATGTGCAACAAAACTAAAAGTTATTAATGCTTTAGTATTTCCCCTAACTGTTTACTATGGATAGGAATTGTAATGGCAAATACCACTTCTGGAACAGTAGTTTTTGATAAGACATATTATATAGACGACATCATCACTGATGCTTATGAACGTATCGGATTCGTAGGCGCAGCTGGAAATCAATTACGTTCAGCTAAAAGATCATTAAATCTTATATTTCAAGAATGGGGAAATCGTGGACTTCACTATTGGGAAGTGGGCGATACGAATGTTGATTTAGTTGAAGGTCAAGCAGAATACGTTTTCTATAGAGCAACAGGAGATGGAACGAGTGCAACGACTGTGGGAGGCACCACAGGAACAAGTACTTATGCCTTGTCGGACATTACTCAGTGTGCTTATAGAACCAGTAAAGGTTTAACAGGCCAGGCAGATACCACTTTAGAAAAAATTGATAGATCCACTTATGCTGGAACTGCTAACAAATTAACTAAATCCACACCTTCTCAATTTTGGATTCAAAGATTTATTGATAAAGTTACTTTAACTCTCTATCCAACACCAAATTCAACAGCAGCTAGTAATTTTTTACATATTTATTTTACACAAAGAATTGAAGATGTAGGAGCTTTTACGAATGCAACAAATGTTCCTTATCGTTTTGCTCCTTGTATGACAGCAGGATTAGCTTTTTATTTAAGTCAAAAATTTTCCCCTCAAAGATCACAAGAGTTAAAATTATTTTATGAAGATGAGTTAGCTAGGGCGTTAACGGAGGACGGGTCGCCATCTAGTGCATATATAACTCCTAAAGCATATTACCCAGCGATAACATAATGGCAATTTTTTCAAAAGGTAAATATTCGTTAATGGTTTCAGATCGTTCAGGTCTGGCATATCCCTATAGAGAAATGGTGAGAGAATGGACTGGTATGTGGGTTCATATTTCAGAATATGAATCTAAACAACCTCAATTATTTCCTAAACCTAAAGGATCGGATCCGCAGGCTTTAGAACATCCTCGAGCAGCAAGAACAGAATTTTATACACCTACAATTTTACCTAATAATCCATTTACCACAAGTGTGGGTACAACAGTCACGGTGACTCAAGATGATCATGGACGATCAACTGGAGATGCAGTCAGATTTAGAAATATTATTAAACCTTCTGGCGATGTTGAAGCTTCCGTTTTTATGATGGAAACTACTTTAGCATCTGATATTACAGATAGTGCTACTACTTTAACATTGACCGATGCATCCAATTTTCCTACAGCAGGATATATTGTCATAGATGAAGCAAATAATGATAATGAAACAATTGAGTATACTGGAAAATCTGGAAGTGATTTAACAGGATTAACGAGGGGAACGGGAGCACCAACATATGATTTAACTCCCTTAACAACTACAGCATCGGCTCATTCAGCTGGTGACAGTGTGGCCGGAACTTATTCCGTTACTAAAGTTGATGATAATAGCTATACGTTTCCTTTAGTAGCCGCAGCAACAATAGCACAAGCAGGAGGAGGATTTGAAGGGTTCGCAGGACCCGTCAATACTAGAGCATAATGTCAGGATTAAGTGCATCAGGTTTAAAGACAATGATTAAGAACTATACCGAAGTAAGTGCTACGGTTTTTACTGATGCTATATTAGAAAATCTTATTTTAAACGCTCAACAAAGAATTATGTACGATGTGCCTATCGATGCAGATCGTAAACAACAAAGTGCATCCTTGATTGTGGGACAACAAACTTATAATGCACCAGCGGGATGTCTATTTATTCGAGGAATTCAAGTCTATACAGCTACCGATGGAACCATCACAGGGGCCAATAATTGGCTTTTAAAGCGGGATCAAACTTTTTTAAATGAATATATTCCAGCTAATACTACAACAGGAAGCCCGAAATATTATGCTATGTTTGGAGGGGCTACAGCTTTAAGTGATACGACTTCAGGCAAATTGATGGTAGCACCTGTTCCTGATGCGACGTATGCTTTTCAAATTCACTTTAATATAGTGCAGTCTACTTTAGAAGGTGATAATACCAATTATATTAGTTTAAACTTTCCTCAAGGCCTATTGTATGCTTGTTTAGTAGAAGCATATGGATTTTTAAAAGGGCCAATGGAGATGTTGACACTCTATGAAAACAAGTATAAACAGGAAATAGAGAAATTTGCAGCAATGCAAATTGGAAGACGTAGACGAGACGATTATACGGATGGAACAATTCGTATACCAATCGAGTCTCCGCCTCAATAACAAGGAGTAAATTATGGCAATAACATCAGCAGTGTGCACATCATTCAAAGTTTTAATACTAAAAGGTCAAATGGACTTTACAGCTTCGACTGGCGACACATTCAAAATTGCATTGTTTACAAGTTCAGTGACTTTAGGAGCAGGCACAACTGACTATTCCACGTCTAATGAAATTACAAATACATCTGGAACCGCTTACACGGCTGGAGGAGAAGCGCTAACTAGCGTCACT